TCAAAAGGTGAAGCAGTTGAGAACTTACTTACAATCCACACTGGTCACAACCTGTCTTTGGAAGATCGTAAGAACATTGACTTTGATAAGTTGCACACTGACATTATTACTGATGGCAGGATTCTTCTACTTGACCATCATGGTGCGGTAGATAGTGACGAACTATTCGTTAAACTTCGTGCAATGGTTAAAGGCTCTGGTTGTGAAATCTTAGTCATTGACCCAATGCAAGCAGCAGTAACATCGAACACCAATGAGACCATTGATGACTTCATGGATCGATTGCTTAAGCTTGCTAAGGAAACTGACGTGTCTATCATCGTGGTCAGTCACATGAGAAAGCCTTCTCTGACTAACCCACACAACGTCAATGAGTATGACTTGAAAGGCTCTGGCTCAATCAATCAGATCGCCTTCAATACTATCTTGTTGTCTCGTGATAAGATGGCAGAAGATGACTATGCTCGTAATAGTACGATGATCCAAGTAGTTAAATGTCGTCGAACTGGTATGACTGGTATGGCAGGATGGCTGTACTACAATTCACAGACTGGGAGACTTGAACGTGGAGAAGCACCAGAGCAACACGCAGCAAACGAAGAAGACGAGTTCTAGACGACAGAAGCAGAATGAATCCCGTAATCAACGCAGGAGACTTTGGAAGAATGCAATCAAGGCAGTGTTTGGAGATAAATGTCAAGATTGTGGATACGATAAGCACTGGGAGATCTTAGAGTTTCACCATGTGATACCTAGGAAGATCAGTGGAAGACCACCACTTACAGTAACTCAAGACTGGCAGTGGGAACAGTTCAGGGATGAGCATTTAGAGCATTGCGTTCTAGTGTGCCCAACGTGCCACAAAGAGCGACACATTAACGACGAACATAAGAGTTTGCAATTCACTGATGAAGCTGATTTTTGACATAGAAACTGATGGACTGAAACCTACAAAGGTGTGGTGTATCTGTGCAGTAGACGAGAAAGGTACTCGTTACTCACTAGAGATGCCTACCAAGGCAGACGTCAATGCACTACTGAGTGGTGTAACAGAGGTTATCGGTCATAACATCATTGCCTACGACGTACCTGCACTAGAGCGCATCTTAGGCGTATCTTTTGAAGGTATCAAGATCACTGACACACTGGTTATGAGCAGGTTATATAACCCGTCACTGGAAGGTGGTCATTCACTAGCTAAATGGGGAGAGCGTTTAAACTTTCCCAAAGGAGATTATGATGATTGGACTTCGCTTACGCCTGCTATGGTGGAGTATTGTGAGCAAGACGTCAGGGTTACTGAACGAGTTTACGAACTACTCATTGGAAAGCTTGACCAATTTGGAACTGAAAGCATTGAGCTTGAGCATAAAGTACAAATCGAAATTACTAAACAAATTAATAACGGATGGTTACTCGATGAAAGACGAGCATTCGATCTATTAGCAGAACTACAGGAGAAAAAGAATGATCTTGAAGAAAGTGTATTACATACTTTTAAACCCCTTCCGACCTTTGTTAAACAAATTGATCCCAAGTATAAAAAAGACGGCTCCCTATCCGCAGTCGGTCTCAAGTTCTTGGGCGATGCTTGGGTATCTGTCGGCGGTAGCTTTAGCCGTATTGATTTTCCTGAGTTCAATCTGGGCAGTCGGAGACAAATCGGAAGATACCTACAATACTTTGGGTGGAAGCCAGACAAGTTCACAGAAACAGGTCAACCAATAGTTGACGAGAAAGTCTTAGAGAACGTTACAGACATTCCAGAAGCACAGCTAATAGCAGAGTACCTCTTGGTACAGAAACGTATTGCTCAGGTGCAATCTTGGGTAGACGCTGTGGAAGCTGATGGTCGTGTTCATGGTCAGGTGAATGCAATCGGCGCTGTAACGGGACGTATGACGCATAGCAGCCCTAATATGGCACAGGTACCTGCAGTGTACTCTCCTTACGGAAAGCAGTGCAGAAGTTGTTGGGTTGTGCCTGAAGGGTATAAATTAGTAGGCGTGGACGCCTCTGGACTAGAGCTACGGATGCTCGCACATTACATGGGTGATCAGGAGTATACTAATGAAATCCTCAACGGAGATATTCACACAGCGAATCAAAATGCTGCAGGACTGTCTACACGAGATCAAGCTAAAACATTCATCTACGCTTTCCTCTACGGAGCGGGAGATGCAAAAATCGGATCAATTGTGGGAGGCAGCTCTACAGTTGGAAAACGACTTAAGAATAAGTTCCTCGAAAATACTCCGGCTCTTGCAGAGCTTAGAGAGCGAGTCACAACGGCAGCAGCTAGAGGATTCCTTCGCAGCCTTGACGGACGACGTCTTTGGATAAGGTCTGAACACGCTGCGCTTAACACGCTACTGCAAGCAGCAGGTGCTGTAGTTATGAAGAAGGCTCTAGTGATCTTTACAGAGTTTGCAGAGAAGTGGGGACTAACCTATCGCATGGTCGGTAATATCCACGACGAGGTACAGATGGAAGTTCTGGACAAAGACGCTGAGAATGCAGGTTACCTGATGGTAGAATCAATAAAAGCCGCAGGTGTTGCCTTCGATATGCGCTGTCCATTGGACGGAGAGTACAAAATTGGTCTGTCTTGGGCAGATACGCATTGATCTAGAGTGTAACATATGTTATACTATATAGATCAGTTGGAGATAATATGAGTAAATCTATTTATACCTTAGTAGATGATATTTATAACCTAATGGAGAACCGTAATACTCCTGAGGGTGTAGATGTCGATGCTGAGATTCAGAAGTTCGGCGAAGCCATGAAGGACTTGATGAAGAAAGAGTTCAAGCCCTCAGGTCGCTACGACGGACGTAACCTACGCCTAAGTGCCATTGGTAAGCCTGATCGCCAGTTGTGGTATTCAGCTAACAAATACACTCAGGAGAAACTTAAGCCACATAACTACATCAAGTTCATGTACGGTCACATGATCGAAGAGATGTTACTTCTGTTTACTCGTCTTGCAGGTCATGAGGTGACTGACGAGCAGAAACAGTGTGACGTAGAAGGTGTCAAAGGTCACATGGATGCTCGTGTAGATGGTCGTCTAATTGATGTTAAGTCTGCTTCATCTTATGGATTCAAGAAGTTCAAAGAAGGCACCTTAGCATTCGATGATCCATTCGGTTACATTGCACAGCTAAAAGCTTATGCACACTCAGAGGGTGATGATAAGTTTGGTTGGTTAGCCATTGATAAGCAGAACGGTCACCTAGCATACCTTGAGTATGACCAGACTGACGAACAAGCTGATGTCTATCCTTTCATTAGTTACGACATTGCACAGCGAGTACGTGACGTAAAAAAGATCGTAGAGCAGCCAGAACCGCCGAGCTTATGTTACGACTGCGTGGAAGATGGCAAATCTGGAAACGAAAAGTTAAGTACTGGTTGTTCTTATTGCGGCTACAAAAAACACTGCTATCCAAACTTACGAGTATTCTTGTACAGCACTGGTCCAAGATTCTTAACAAAGGTAGCAAATGAACCTAAAGTTATGGAGATTGAATTAGCATGAACGCAACGGCAGAAATAATGGTCTTCAAGACTATGGAAGGTGACTTTACATTCCGTGAAGTTATGCGTGACACTGATGGTGACATTTGTGGCATTGCGCCACACGATGCAGCACCAATGGGTGAAACCTTAGAAGGTCTAGCATTTGATCTTGGTCTGTTCATCAAGGCTCTAGAGATGCCTTACTTGTGCGAAGAAGATTTAGAGTACGATGAGGATCAGGAGGTCGAGATGATGGAAGTTTACAAAGAGGTCTCAGGCGGCAATGTTCACTGATGAATGTCTTAAGTACGTAGACGTTGAAACGCTGTGTGAGGTGTTGGAGATTGAGGTTGAAGACATCTTAGCAGCATTTCAAGATAGGATTGATGAGCACCTAGAGGAACTTAAGGAGTTGTTTGACAACGATTAATGGCGCATTAAAATGTCAAATCTGTCACTTTATGGCGCATAAAAGTGTTTAATGCGACAAATATGACACCTTAACACTGCACAATAAGCGGTGAATGGTTACACACAATAAGCGAAAATAGGTGCAATTGGGTGTAGTTATGGTCAAAAATACTTTACCGTTCGGGAAATATTCAGCGTTTTGTAAAGCAGAATTGACCAAAGTTTACTGATCGGGAAATTTGCATAGGATAACTATGCAGGAGGAACAAATGAAAAACAAATGGGGCGTTGATAGGTTTGACTTAGAAGATGCCATGATGCGAGTGGCTATGACGCAAGACGACATAGAGCTGATTGCTGAGATGTCTTATGAGAATAAGTGGTCAGTAGATAAGACAATGAATGCTTGGATTGGTATAGCACAATTACTTGAAGCACGTACACTGAAGCAAGAAGAAGTATTCGCTAAGTTGCTTGAGCTAGATGACTTTGCACCACAAGAAATGAAAGACAAACGTCCTAAGCATTGGGAAGAGAAAGGCTTTGACTTCGATGAGGATCGTATGGACATCATAGGTCAGAATGGAAACAATGGGGAGCACTATGTCTGAGGAATTAACGTATCGTGAAGTCTGCGATGCAGTAGCTAAGAAGAACCAAGCTAAACGTACCCAAAATGGGTCTCGTAGTACCCAAATTGGGGGTGATCATTATTCTAAGATGAAGATTCAACCTATCGACTTCATCACACAAAACAAACTCTCATTTATGCAAGGAAACATAATCAAGTACATTTGTCGTTACAAGGATAAGAACGGTCTTCAGGATCTTAAGAAGGCACAGCACTACCTGAATATGCTTCTGGAGTTTGAATATGGAGTGGGTCAACGTAAGTTCGATTGAAAACTTTGAGGATCGACTAGATGAGTTCCTAGGGTTCATCTATGAGATCAAACTAACCGATGGTCGCTATTACATCGGACGTAAGCAGTTCTGGACTGCAAAAGGATATGAAACACCTTGGAGAGAATATAATTCTACATCCAAGACAATTAAGGAAAACCCAGAGCTAATAGCATCTAAGGAGATCATTGGGATCTTCACATCTAAATCAGCCATGAGATATGCCGAAGCTGCGTGTATCTTGTGGTCTGATTCCTACCTAAACGAAAAAGGTCTTAACTGGTCATTTGACTCCTGCAAAGGAACCCTGAAGCTGACCATTGAAGACTATGAACAATTACAAACTCTGGAGAAAAGATGGCAGAACTAAGCCAATTTGCGCTTGAGACACTACATGACCGTTATTTGCAGGACGGTGATACCAGTGTAGCCCAAGCATTCGCTCGTGCTTCCTCAGCATTCGCAAGCGATATTAAACACGCAGAACGTATGTATAAATATACGTATGAGAAACAATGGATGACATTGGCAACACCTACGTTGTCTAACGCCCCACAACGCAAACCTGAGACTTGGGGTCGCTTCGACACTAATGCTTTTGAGGATCGTCGTGTTGGTCTACCTATCTCCTGCTTCCTGAACTACGTACCTGATTCACGGGAGGGCTTAGGTGATCATTATAATGAGAATATTTGGCTCGCCTCCAGTGGTGGTGGTATTGGAGGTTACTGGGGACACGTTCGATCTGATGGTGCTAAGACTTCTAATGGCAGTCAATCGACCGGATCAATCCCGTTTATCCACGTGGTTGATTCGCAGATGCTTGCGTTTAATCAGGGCAAAACACGTCGTGGGTCTTACGCTGCGTACATGGATATATCGCATCCAGAGATTATGGAGTTCCTTGAAATCCGAAAGCCAACAGGAGGAGATGCTAATCGTAAATCTCTTAATCTTCATCATGGTGTTAATATTCCTCATCTCTTTATGGAGCGTGTTGAAATGGCACTGGATGGAGCTGATCCAGACTGGGAACTCATTGATCCCAATAGTGGACGCATTGTAGAGGTTGTTAAAGTTCGTGCCTTGTGGCAGAAGATTCTAGAGCTACGTGCGTCTACTGGCGAACCATACTTGCACTTCATCGATACCACTAACGAAGCACTGCCTGAGGTAATGCAACGTCAGGGCTTGCGTGTACACCAGAGCAACCTATGTTCTGAGATTACACTACCTACCAACAATGAACGTACAGCAGTGTGTTGTCTTGCATCTCTAAATCTTGAGAAGTGGGACGAGTGGAACGAAGATATGTTGTTCATTCGTGACGTGGTTGAGTACTTAGACAATGTTCTTGAGTACTTCATTCGCAACGCTAAGAATATGCCTAAGGCAGTCTTTAGTGCTTCTCAGGAACGCTCTATTGGTATTGGTACATTAGGCTTCCATGCATTGCTACAGAGCAAGCGTATTCCTTTCGAGTCTGCGATTGCTAAGTCATTAAACTTACGTATGTTCAAACACATTAAGGAGAGAGCACTTGAAGCGACAAGATCCCTTGGCGCCCGTAGGGGTGAAGCACCAGATATTCTTGGTACTGGCAAGCGTAACGCTCATCTGCTTTCTATTGCTCCTAACGCCTCTAGTAGTATTATTGCTAATACCAGTCCTAGTGTGGAGCCTTGGAAAGCAAATGCTTTTACACATAAGACACTATCCGGTAGTCACTTCGTCAAGAACAAATACCTTGAAGCCCTTCTGGAAGAGAAAGGACTGAACGACAAAGAGACTTGGAAATCAATCACCACCAATGGTGGATCAGTACAACACCTTAAGGAATTAGATGACTATGAACGAGATGTCTTCAAGACTGCCGATGAAATCGACCAACGTTGGATCGTGGATCATGCAGCAGATCGACAGCCTTTCATATGTCAAGCACAATCAATTAACCTGTTTATACCGCAAGGGATGGACATTAAGGACTTCTCCCACCTCCATGTTCGTGCTTGGAAGAAAGGACTAAAGACATTGTATTATTGTCGTTCAGCTCCTGCACGTCGAGCAGAGAACTTAAACAGCAAAGTAGAACGTATGTACTTAGATGATCAGGAGTGCCTATCATGTCAGGCTTAATGACAGACCGAGATTTTTATAAACCCTTCAGCTACCCTCGTGCATTCGAGTTCTACAACGAGCAGCAGAAGATGCACTGGTTGCCTGAGGAGGTTCCTTTGCACACCGATGTGTCTGATTGGAACCACAAACTAAGCACGGAAGAGAAGCACTTATTGACGCAGATCTTTCGATTCTTTACACAAGGAGACGTGGACGTAGGTAAGGCATACTTCGACAAGTATGTCCCTGTGTTTAAACTCCCAGAGTTGCGAATGATGATGGGTGCATTCGCTAACATGGAATCAGTACACCAACACGCATACAGTTTGCTGTTGGATACTGTAGGGATGCCTGAAGCGGAATATCAGGCGTTTCACTCATTTGAGGAGATGCAAGCTAAACATAACTTCATCAATCAGTTCAAGATCATAGAAGATGTTGAGGGTGATGAAGAGTTTGTATCGTATGACAGACTACAATCAATTGCTAAGTCACTAGCGGTTTACTCAGGGTTCACCGAAGGCTTACAGTTGTTCAGTAGCTTTGCCATCCTCATGAACTTCCAACGATTCAACAAGATGAAAGGAATGACCACGATTGTGGAATGGTCGATCAGGGATGAGTCGCTTCACGTAGAGGCGATGACTTGGTTATTCCGTGAATTCATTAAGGAGAATCCTTGGATTTGGACAGATGAGTTTAAGAAGGAACTGTATACAATCTGTCGTGAGATGGTAGATCTAGAAGATCACTTCATTGATCTTGCATTCGAGCAAGGAGGCATTCAGGGATTGACTGCGGAGGAGGTGAAGCAATATATCCGGTACATTGCTGATCGTCGTCTACTTCAGCTAGGACTGAAGCCGAACTACGGTGTCAAGGAAAATCCTTTGGAGTGGCTAGATTGGATTCTCAATGGTGTGTCACATGATAACTTCTTTGAGAAGAGATCCACAGAATATGCCAAGGCAGGCACTTTGAAAGGAGAGCTGTGGTCATAGAAGCCTAAA